TAGCTCGTCAGGCTCATAACCTGAAGGTCGTAGGTTCAAATCCTACCCCCGCAACCAAATATTCCAACCTTTACAAATGGTTAGAATCCGACAAAAACACTTGTGTATAGGCGCTCGCGGTTTACCTCAACGCCACCTCAACGTTTACCGAGTCCCCCTGTAACCCAGGGGGCTTTTTGCGTTCTGGCCTCGCGAAAAGCCTTGTGGCAGCATCGCGCCATGATCGCGTTCCGCCCCCTTGCCGATGACCATCCCGACCTCGCGCATTCGCCCCTGCTGCGCGCGGCGCTTCTGACGCTGCAGTATGCGCAGGAGCACGGGGCCATCGGTTTGACGCAGACAAAGGCGTTCAAGCGCGTCTTCGTTCATTGGGCCGTCGAGAACTTCGCCTGGCCCGGGAAGAGCGCCGAGGAGATGTTCCGCTACAACAAGGTCATCAATGAATACGAATTCCCGCCGCTTGAAGTGCTGCACTATCTTCTGATCACCTTGCGGCTGGGACGCCACTTCAAGGGCGAGTTCCGACTGACGAAGCGCGGTGCAGACCTTGTGCAATCGCCGGGGCGGCTGTTCGCCGAGCTCATTCCCTTTTTCGTGCTCCAGATCGACCATGCCTCCTATGCACGGCTCAACGAGCGTCCCTTTGGGAAATGGGACGTCTGGATGAACGTCATCAATGTCGAGGCCGACCACGGCACCACCGAGAGAGCGCTGTTCGCAGCGTTCTATGGCGAAGGCCCCGACTGGGATAACGCCGGGTGGCGGGACATGGCCGCGTTCTCCTCTTGTGTCCTTCGCCCGCTTGAATGGGCCGGTCTGCTTGTGCAGACCGCTGAAGACAGCGGAGGCAACTCTCTGCACCATGTGTTCAAGACGCCGCTCTGGCGCAGTGCCTTGAAGCTGGATACCGACGGAATGCTGCAGCCAATTCGGGTTCAGTAAGCCATTTCCGCACCCCGCCCTTTGATGCGGGGCGATCACCCTTCTGGAGCTTGATCAGAGCGTGTCGAAAAAGAGCCCCCCCGAAATCTGACGCCCGGACTTTGTCAGCGCCTCCAACGCGAAATGCTCGAGGCTTGCCGCGAGGTCGCGGAAAGGAATGGACTGGCCGTCGACGACAAAGGCCTGAGCAATATCGACCTCCGCTGGGGCTTCGAAGTTGCCTTCAGAGTTTCCATCCCACTTTCGGATGGACGCACGCTGGACCCGGAGCAGCTTCGGTTTGAGGCGCTCGCCGAAGCCTTCGGCCTTTCGCCCGGTGATTTTGGACGGGAGTTCAGCACCGGTCGCGAAACTTTCAGGATCACCGGCATAGACCCACGGCGGCCAAAGTATCCCGTCTCCGCGGAGCGGGTGCCCGATCGGCAAGGCTTCAAGTTCACCGCCGAGCAGGTGGCGGTTCTTTTGCAGCCCCGAATGAAGGACGTGACGCCGCGCGGGTAACCCGCGCACTTTGCGTCGCTGACGGATCAAAACTGCCGCTTGGCTCTGGCTTGCGCTGCGCGGCGGCATTCCCAAAAGCTCCCGTAAAAGCCTCGAACGGGCGCCACCGATGCCAAATCGGTCTGGTTATTCTTCCCCAGTTTGCCAACCCGTTCAGCTGATCGCCGCAGGCGCGCAGCGCGCTTCGGTCGCGGCCCCAGGCGCGTTCGACTTCGCTTTGGGTCAGGGCCCGCGCCGGCAGCGCCTGAGGCCGGGCGCAGGGTGCTGTCAGCGACGGCGGCGGAGCGGTGGTGACGTCAGCGACGGTTGAGCCGCAGGACGCTAGCAGCAGGCAGGCAAGTATCAGTGGCGGAAGGGTCGGCATTGGCTGCATCCTCCAGTTTCCGCGCCAGCGCGTCGGCGCGCTGCAGGGCGCCAAGTCGCGCCGCTTCGGTCATTCTGCCGGCCTCGGCCAGCGCATCGGCGCGCGCCCGCTCTGCCACCATGGCTTGCGCCTGTTGGCCGGCGGCGTAGCCCGCGCCATAGTGCCAGCCGCTGGCGAAGGCCGCGCCGAGGGCCAGCACGGCGGCAAGGCTCAGGCGTGGGTCAATCATTCCGAACGGACCCTCAGCTGCGCCATCAACGCGTCGCGCTCCATCCTGCGAAGGACCGGGCCGAGCCCGCCTTTGCCATCGGTGCGATAAACCGGGATTGGCGCTGTTCCATAGTCGGCGTGGTCGAACATCGCGATTTCGGCCTCACGACGGTCACGGATTTCCGGCGGCTTGAGCCAGCCGAGAAAGTGGCGCGACGGGTTGTCGGCGCGCGCATTGATCGCCCGCGTCAGCATCGCCCTGTAAATCCCGCCGGTGTTGAAGTCGAAGTCCACCAGCGCGTCGAACGCGTGCTGCTCCAGCGCGACCGTGACCGCGCGGTTCACGCGCGTCTCGCAGATCGCCAGGTCGGCGCGGAACTGCGCGAGGATCCTCCGCAGCGCGCGGCCCTCGTCGGAAGGCATCGCCAGATCGACCTTGACCGGATCGATCCCTCCGGCCGCCGCGGTGTGCCCGATGCCCCAGGTCAGAACGCCCCCGCTGTCGCGGTAGGGCGCCAGCACCAGCCCCTCGAAATGGGCGGTGGCGAGCAGCCCTGCGTCGCTCATTCGCATCATGGCCCATCTCCGCTGGTGATGGGTGGGGTCCGATGGTCAGAAACGAACTCGGTCATTGCCGCATGCCCGACAACAATCAGGACAGCGATCACGGCGCCGACGCGCATCCGGTGCATGAAGTCGCGTGCCGCCGACCCGGGCAACTGGCGCAGCGCGCGTGGGTTCAGGCGCCGCATCATTGGTCGCCCCCGTCCGGCTCGCCCGGCAGGCGACCGCCAGTGATCCGTTGCAGAACGAGGCTGAACAGCGCCGGGCCGAACACGCCGGTCAGGTAGCTGATGCTTGACCCCGCACCGATCGCCGCGACCATCTCGCCGGGCAGGCCCAGCCACGCGACAAGAATGGCGCCCGCACCGGACCCCATGCCGGCCGCCGCCAGGGCCCCGATCACCACCTGCCGGATTGCGTTTGCCAGCGACACCCGCACCACCAATGCCGATGTCGCGCCGCCGGCTGCCCCCCATGCTGCTGCGGCGAGCACCGCCGATCCGGCGGCGGCCGTCAACAGATCGCCCCACAGTGACGTGCTTTCCGGTTGCATCATGTGATCTCTCCTTCACGATTGCGGCGCAGCGGGACGCAGGTAGTGCAGCGCAATGCGCACGGCGCCGCCGGTGAAGGCGCCACCATTCGCGGTCAGCACCACCGGTGTCGGCGCATAAAAGGCCTGCGGGCCGATCACGCCGACATTGGTGCTGCCCGCCGCCGCCCCCAGCGCGCCGCCGAACTTCGAGGGCTCGCCGGAAATGCCGCAGTCGTAGGACGTGGCCCCGGTGATCGCGGTGACGGTGCGGGCCGAGACGCCAAGCAGGATCGCTCGGTCCGGGATGGTGACGCCCGATGTGGCGGTGGCCCCGCTCAGGCTTGAGAGCAGGTCTTCGACCGCCGCCACGTTGACCGCGCTGCCCTGCGCGCCCTCGGCCAGCCGGGTGTCTGCGCCAAGGCTGACTAGGCCCAGAGCCGTCGCCAGTGGCTGCCAGCCGGCTCCGGTCCAGATCACCATTGCGGCCTCGGTCTCGACCCACGCGCACCAGCCGAGGTGCGGGATCAGGCGCACCCAGGCGCCGCCGACAAATTGTGCCACGCCGCCGTCCCAGCCTGACCAGGCACCGGTGGCGGCGGCGCCGACGATGTAGCGATCGCCCTCGGCCGGGCCGCCCGGTGGTGTCGTGGTGCCATTGGCCTTGACCGCCAGTTGCACCAGAGCGTCCAATCGATCGAGGCTCTCGTTGACGGTGACGTGCTTTTGCGCCTGCGCCGCCAGGAGATAGGGCAGCATCAGGTGGGGGGTGAGGTCTGACATGGCGCCTGCTTTCAGAAGGTGAGGAGCGTGGTTTGCGGCGTGCCGCGCCCGAAGGACTGCGAGATCTGGAAGATGCGGATCGCCAGCGTGTCACCCGGCCCCAGAGCCGCGCCCCAATCGGTGGTCTGCTGGGCGGCGGTGTAGAGGGCCGACGTTGTGGCAACTGTCAGGGTTCGCTTGACGGATGCCCCGTCGAGTATCTCGACCGCATAGGCCTCGGCCTCCTCAGCCAGTGGCACCTCGACCGCCGCCCAGCTGTCAGCGGCCAGTGCCCGCGACCGTCGCACCCAACTGAGGGTCAGATCGCCGGGCGTTCCTGCTGTGCGCCATGGCTGCGCGATGTGCCCGACCGAGAACGGTCGCAGCCCGATGCCGGAGGGCGTGAAGGCGGCGGCGCGGTAGCTCGCGTCGCTGACCGGGCGCTGCGCGGGGCCGACGCGCCAGTTCCACGGGCTGCCGACGTCACCGGCGGCGATCGGCAGCGCTGTCAGCGCGGAGTCCACCACCACCACCCTTGCCCCGGTCCGCACCGGATTGCCGATCGCGAATTCGGTGCCGCGCTGGCCGCGGAGCAGCCGGGTCAGCCGGTAGCGGCCCGCCGAGACCAGTTCGGCGCTGCCCGCTTGCAACAGCTCCCATTGGCCGGGGGCGGTTTCCACCGCCAGCAGATTGGCCCCGGCGAACAGCGCCAGATCGGTCACGCTGACCAGCGCGCCGCTGGCGAGATCGACCAGCACTTCATTGCCCAGATCAAACCGGCTGGTCGGGCCCGCAGGAAGATCAGCCGCCAGCACCCCGACAGATGCCCGCGACTGAGACGTGGTCAGCAGGCTGAAGCCGTCCAGTGCCGGACTGCGGAACACCGCCACTTGCCCCGGCCATGGCTGGGCATCGGCGGCAATCAGCGGCTGGTGCGCGGGCGTGCTGTCGCGCAGCTGCGGCAGATCGAGAAACAGCACATCAGGCGCGCCGAAACTGACCGGACGGGCCAGCGTGGCGGCGCGGGCGGTGCCGGGTGGCAAATCATAGAGTGCGCGATCCTGCCGTTGTGCCTCGATGCTGCGTGCCCCGGCGTCGCCCACCGAGATCAGCCGCAATTCGGTCAGCCGTCCGTCATGGTCGAGATGGATCACGTCAGTGGGGTCGAGCGCCAGCATCGACGGCGGCAGTTTGAACACCGCCCCCTCGCGCCCGGCCCAGGCTTCCATCAGCGCCCGGCGGCAGCAGCGCTCGGCCGCTTCCGGCGCCACCGCAACCGGGAAGGATTGAGAGGCGACCCGGGCGGCCGAGACGGTGGTGCGCTGCGCCTCGACGATGACGGCATCGTAATCCGCATCGGCGCGGGCGATCGACCATTTCAGGGCCTGCGGCAGTTCGGTTTCCTGGCCGCGCGTCAGTTCCATCACCTCGCCCGGCGCCGCGGCAACCATCGCATCCGGCGTGATCGTCGCCACCGCACCTTGGCCGCGCATCACGAACCGGATCGCGCCTTCGCTTTCCACCGCATCAAAGCCGAAGTGCTGCGCCAGCATCGCGATCGAGGTGCGCGGGCTTTCCAGTGCGGTAATCACGGTGCCCTCGAGCGCACCCCAGAGACCGGAGACATCGATCCGGCTCTCCTCCAGCCCGGCGCGCAGGCAAAGATGGCGCACGAGGGCGGCCAGTGACACCGCCCCCAGCCGCCCGGTCAGCCAATGGCCAAGCCGCCAGTTCGGCCCGTCCGACCAGATATCGCTCAGTTGCGGAAAGAACGGAAAGGGCCGCGCGTCCCAGGTCCAGACCGCGCAATCGGCCAGGTTCACCATCGCGGCCGCGTAGAGCGTCGAGACCGGGTTGTGGGCGACATCGCCCCAATACAGATAGGTCGCTTCCAGACAGGCGCGCTGGATCGCATCATCGCGCCAGCCGCGCGAATGATAGGGCACAGCGCTTTCCGATGACTTCGGATCGAAAAACACGTTCGGCTGGTTGGTGCCGCGATCGACGGCCGGGCAGCCGATTTCCGTGAACCAGAACGGTTTTGATTGCGGCACCCAGGCGGTCGGCGCCCCGCTTTCCACCCCGGCTGGCCGGTTGATATGCGGGTTGGACCACCAGCCCCACAGATCCTTGGGGCGGAACACCCAGGGCTTGTCATAGGCGCCGTCGGTGATCGGGGTCCGGGTCTGGCTGTCTCGGTCGGCCGGGCTGGCGTAGAACCAGTCAAAGCCCTCGCCGCCCGCGATGTTCGCTTGCAGATAGGCCCGGTCGTAGATCGAGGGTGCCATGGCGGCATCGAGGTGATCCCAGTCGTCGCGCCAGTCCGAGAGCGGCATGTAGTTGTCGATGCCGATAAAATCGATATTGGCATCCGCCCAGAGCGGGTCGAGGTGAAACAACACGTCGCCCGAGCCATCAGGCGGCTGGTGGCCGAAATACTCCGACCAGTCGCCTGCATAGCCGATCCTGGTGCCGGTCCCCAGAATGCTGCGCACATCCGCAGCCAGCGCCTGCAACGCCGCAACCGTCGGATAGGTGGAGGCGTCAGAACGGATGGTGGTCAGGCCGACCATTTCCGAGCCGATCAGGAAGGCATCGACACCGCCCGCCGCCGCGCAGAGGTGGGCGTAATGCAGGATCATCCGGCGAAAGCCCCAATCGGTGCCGCCGGTCCAGGACACGGTAGCGCCGGAAACCACGAAGTCCGCGGGCGAAGCGGTGCCGAAGAACGCCGCGACCTGCGCCGCGGCCGTGGCAGTCTTGTCCACCGTGCCGGCAGCGCCCGCCGCGGGGGAACAGGTGATCCGCCCGCGCCACGGCAAGGCCGGCTGTCCGACCCCGGCGGCATGGTCGGACCAGGGGTCCGGCAGGGTGTTGCCAGGCGGCACGTCCATCAGCAGGAACGGATAAAGGGTGACCCGCAGCCCGCGCGCCTTCATCTCCTGGATCGCCTGCACCACCGAGAAATCCGCAGGCGTGCCGCCATAGACCGGCCGATCCCCGGTGTCTCGGCTGACCAGATGGGCACCGGCGCGGCCGACGCCGTTCACCGACCAGTTGGCGGGCGCGGTGGTCTTCGCCGCGACCTCGACCTTCGGGCGCATGGTGCAATTGCCCGCGCGCAGATCATCGCCGAACCACGCCACCACCAGCGACACGCTGCCGACCGCGGGGGCCAGCGCTTCCAGCCGGTCGAGCGACACCACCATGTCCGGGGTGTCGGCCAGTGCATTGACGTTCTCGCCGGATGTCACCCCGGCGTCGGTCTTCCTGACCACTTCGGTCGCATAGGCAAACTCGCCCGCGGCCGGAATCATTGTCACCGCCTGCACCAAGCCCTCGGCGGTATCGGCATCGGCCAGCGGCGCGAACACTTCGATCGAGAGCTGCGGCAGCCGGTTGCCGAAGGCGGTCAGGTCCAATTCCTCGAACACCACATAGGCCAAACCGCGATAGGCCGGGGCCACCCCCATTCTGGCTGCGATGAACGGATCAGCTGTCTGGCTCTCGGTACCCGGATACCAGCGCCAGGTGACGCCGGTCATATCCATCGGTTTGCCATCCGCCCAAATCCGCCCGATGCCGGTGATCGGGCCTTCGCTCAGGCCGAGCGCAAACGAGGCGGTATAGACGTATTCGGTGGTGGTGACCTTTGGTCCGCCGCCCTTGCCGCCGGCGCGCGTCACGTTGCGGGTTTCGGTAAAGTCGGTCGCCCAGATGACATTGCCGCCAAGCCGCATCCGGCCATAGAGGCGCGGCACCACCGCGCCCTCGGTCGAAGAGGTGATCCGCAAGCTGTCGAGCCGTGCGCCTTCAATGCGCTGACCCGGCGCCAGGGACGCCACCAACGACGAATCGATCACCGATCCGACGGTGGAGCCGATCATGCCGCCGATGGCCGCACCGGACAGACCAAGGATGGTGCCGCCGAACCCGGCCCCGAGCGAGGTGCCGATTGCACCGAGAACCAACGATGCCATTACGGCCTCCGTTCGGGAAAGCGGAAGGCAAAGGCGATGCGCCGCCGCCATGCGGTGCTCAGGGGCTCGTCGATCACCCCGATCCGGTCACTGGCATGGATGAACTGGCCGTTCGGCATCATGATGCCGCAGTGTTTTGCCACCGCCCCGGCAATCATCCGGAACAGCAGCACGTCGCCGGTGCGCACCTCTGCAATGGTGATCTCGATCATCGCGGCGCGGGCGGCCTCACACAGCACTTCACGCGATCCGGTCTCGCCCCAATCGCGGCTGTAGGGCGGCACCGGCCCGGTCAATTCCAGCGGCTCGGGACCGATCACCTCGCGCCAGACCCCGCGCAGCAGCCCCAGGCAATCGCAACCGACGCCCTTGAGGCTGGCCTGGTCATGGTAGGGCGTGCCGATCCAGCCCCGTGCCGCGCGGGCAATGCGGGCGGGCATGATGCTCACAGCACCGTCCCCTGATTGGCGTCGCCAGCGGCAGCATAGCGCAGCACCGCATCTTGACCGGGGATGTCCGGAAAGCCGCGGAAATTGACCGCATTGGCGAAACGGTCGCGGCAGGTTTCCAGCCGCTTGTCGCAGCCCGCCCGGATCACGAAGCTATCCACCACGGTCAGCGCCCGCACCGGCACTTCCAGCAGGGTGATGGTGACGACGCCGGCCGCGAGATCATGCAGCATCACCTCCGCCCGCCGCCCGGCATTGGCCCCCGAGGTCCATTCCACCGTGCCGGCCGCAAACCAGCCGGTGGCAAAAGCCGCGAGGCCGGATGCGACAAACCCCCGATCCCGCACCAACGCGGTCACCGCGCCGCCGCCCCGATATGCCGGGGCTTCGAGGTCGATCCCGCAGCGCGCATCGCCCAGTGCTGCATCGCAACTGGCCTGATAGGCCCGCCCGACCGTCTGGCCCAGCAGATGCGCCAAGCTGCGCACTTCGGCAACGAACGCCATCCGCCCGCGCCTGATCTGGCCCACCGCGCCGTGGCGCAGCAGCACCCGCTGCGACGTGTCGGCCCAGTTGACCCGCCACAGATCGACTTGCGCCGCGTCCCAACGGCCATCGGCGATGTCGGTCTCGGTGATCCGGGTCGAGGTCAGCACGCCCTCCGCGTCCTGCGCATCCACCGACAGGTCCGACCCGGCGCGAATCTCCGAAGCGACAAACCCGCTTTCCGGCTCGTAGTCCACGCCGCCGAACGTCAGGACGCGGTCGTGGTCGGTAAAGCCGAACACCACCCCATCGGCGCGGGAAATGGTCCAGCACCAGGACAGGGTGGTGGTGGCCTCAATGAGATGGGCCTGCAGTGCCGGGGAGAGGGATTTCATGAAGTTTCCTTGATATTACAGGCACGGCAAGCCATCCTGAAAGCCGGAGTGAGTTGCCCGAGGCAGGTGGAATGATGGCGCAGGATGTCCCAGGCGAAGCCGGACCCGATACAGAGGCCGGGGAATCGCGTCGGCTTGATTGCAACCATCTGGTTGTGGATGTTGTAACCTTTGAAGCGTTTCTGGCGGCATTGAGGGAAGACAAGCCACCAAATGATCGGCTCTTGACCTTGATCCGTACTCCACCCCCTTGGATCGAGTGACGGCTGCCCGATCTGCGCAGACGCAGTCCGAGCCCAACTGAACAGCACCCTCATCGCCGGATCTCCAGCAGCGGGATGGAGGTGATCGACCCGAGCCGCTCGAGATCGAGGGTGACGTCGAGCGTGTCGCTGTCAAAGCGCACCGGCACATCGAACTCGAAGCCCGCGGTGATCGCGACGCCCGCGTCGGGGGCGGTGGTGAAGGTGACGCTGCCGGTGGTGGTGTCGACGCTCCAGCCCGACATCTGCTCGGCCCCGTTCATGGCGATACGAACGCTGCCCCCAACCGGCTTGGCAATGGCGCGGGTCCAGCCTTGCGCGCCGGAGGTGTAGCGCTTCAGCAGGGCGAAAGCCGCGACAGCACCATTTCCGGTGCCGATGGGCTGGTCGGTCGGGGCGGCAGCTTGCGACGGCAGGCAGGATTTATAGTCGGCCCAGTCCTTGAACCGGAAGCCGTGTAGGCGACCGTTCCGCGCTTCGAAGAAGGCCACGACCGCCGCCAGATCGTCAGCGCGGCGGATGCCGTAGGCCACGTCATAGCGCCGCCGGGAATTGGCCCAACTGGCGTTGCGCTCTTCGTCGCCGCTCGCCAGTTCCACAATCTGGGTACGCCGCTCCGGCCCGCCGCGCGCGCCTCGGCTGATGTTGTCCGGGAAGCGGACCTCGTGAAACGCCATCAGGTCTCTCCCCTGTTCGTGCTCTGGTCCCCGCAACCGGTCCCCACTTGCGGGGGCGCACTCACATGCCCCTCCGGCCCAGCGCGACCGCGCGGGCAATGTCCGCCGCCACCTGCGTGCGCGACTGCCGAAAGCTCTCGGCGTCGCGGGTCTGGATGTTGACGGTCACACCACCGCCGATGCCGTAGTCTCGGGTTTCGCGGCGCGACAGCACCCGCTCGCCTTTTTGCAGGATCGCCGGCACTTCGTCCGGACGCAGGCCGGCGAGCCCGCCCGCATGCATGCGCGGGGCGCCGGCGAAGGCCATCACCGGCACCTGGCGCATCGGCGCGGCGCCGCCCACCATCCCGCCCGCGTGATGCACCGCCGCGCCGCCGATGTTGGCGAAGAGATCGCCGCCGGAGACCAGGCTGAGCGCGCCATCGAGGGCATTGGCGATCGGGCCGAGGATGAACTTGCGGGCCGAGACCCTGGCAAGATCGGCCAGGATCGAGGTCACCAGGTCGGAAAAGCCGAACTTGCCGGTCTTCACGAAGGCGGCAAAGGCCTCCTCGGCGCTCTGGAATGCCCCGACAAGGCTGGTCCCGATCTGCGCCCCGAGATCGCGGGTGCTGGCGGCATAGTCGGCCAGTGCCTGCGTCGCTGCAGCCCAGCCGGTTGTGGTCGCCGCGGCCGCGACCGTCGCGGCCTTGCCCGCGCCTCCCGATGCCGTGGTCACCTTTGCCAGCGCTGCCAGCCGTTTCTGTTCCTCGGCCTGCAGCTTCTGCTCTTCGGCGAAGAGCCGCACCTTCTGGTCGATCGCGTCCTGCACGAAGCGCCGCTGACCATCCTGCAGGGTTTCCAGCGGTGGCAGGGAGGCCACCAGTTCCGCGCGATATTTCGCGATCGACGCTGCTGCCGCATCACCGCCGCCGGAGAGCGTCGCCAGACTGGCCTTGATACCGGCGATCTTCCCTTCGGCGCCGGTCAGAGCGCTCGGCAGACCAGACAGGAATGTCGAGAGCGCCGAGGCCTGACCGACGGCGCCGCCCAGCGCCCCGGCGAGGCTCCCCGCCGCACCGGTGGCCAGCACCAGCGGCGCGGCCGGGTCGGCGTCTTCAAGCTCCTTCAGGTGGGCGCGCGCGGCAGCCAGTTCATCCTGCAACCTGGCGACGGCATCGGCCGCGTCGCGCATCTCGCGCGCCGCCATGTCGTTGGCGAAGGCCCCGGCAGTGAAGCCATCCGGAACGCGCGCCTGCGCTTCGGCCTGTGCGGCGCGCAGCATCGCCAGCGAGGCCTCGGCGGTGGCGAGTTTTGCCGCCGCTTCCTTGAGATAGGCTTGCGTCGAGGCGATGGCTTCGGCGCGAGCATTTGGGCCGCCGACCTGGGCATAGATGTCCAGGGCCGCGGTCATCCGCGCCTGCGCCGCCGTGGACGCGTCGGCGGCCTCGCCAAAGAGGTTCATCCGATACGCCAACTCGCCGACGCCGACGATCAACAGGCCCCAACCGGTGCGGATCATCGCCGTCTTGACCGCCTCCAGCCCCAGCGTGACGCCCTTGAGACCGAGCGCAGCCGTCCCCATTGCCCAGACGAACTTTCCCGTAAAGAACGCGGCAAAGGATGCAGCAATGCTGGCCATTTCGCCGAGGTGGTCGCCGAGAAAGCTGATGCTCCTCTGAAACACCCCGCCGACCCGCGTGGCGCGTGCCATGGCGTTGGACACCGCCTCGAGCGACGGCGCCACGGCGGCGGTCAGCTGATTGGCAAGGCCGGTCCAGACCAGCCCCAACCGCGAGATCGCGTCATTGGTGCGCTGAATCTGTGCTGCATCTGCTTCGCTGGTCGCAACCCCGAAGTCGCGCACATCCGTTGTCGCCTGGCGCAGCGTGGCGCTGTCGATCCGCGAGAAGGTCACCGAGGCACGGTCGCCAAAGAGCTGCGAGGCGACCGCCGCGCGCTGCGCCTCGGGCACATATTTCGCCAGCGCGTCCTGGATGGCGGCGATGCGCGCATCAAGCGGCAACTTCTGCAAGGCCTCCGCCGTCAGGTGCAGCCGCTTGAGCGCATTGACCGCCGGTCCGGTGCCGGACGCTGCCTGGCTCAGCCTCTTGGTCAGCTGAACCATGGCCTGCTCGATTTCGCCCATCGAGACCCCGGCCAGTCCACCCGCGCGCTCGAGTACCTGCATGCTGGCCACGGTGGTGCCGAGCGAGGCCGCGAGCTTGGCCTGCACGTCGATGGTCTGCAGTCCGGACTTCACCATTGCCACGCCGCCGGCCACCGCCGCGGCGGCAGCGGCGGCGAATGCCAATTTGGCGGCCCGGGCGAAGGCGGCGAGCCTGGCATTCGCCGCCTCCGCTTCCTTTGACACCCGACCCAAGCCCCTGGCGCCGGCATCGCCGATGCCCTCCATTTCGGCGCGGACGGCGCGGCCGCCCTCCGCCGCGAGACGGACCGATACCCTCTTTTCAGCCATTGTCGTCTCCGATTTGCGCGTTGATCCGGCGCACCATCACCGCCTCGATTTCCGGCAACAGGTCGGCGGCGACGAAGGCATTGACGCCCAGCGCCGCGGCCAGGCTCAGGGCCGCCCCCATGTCCCAGCCGATGACGGCGCGCGGCGCGAGGCGCAGCTGGCCGCCGAGCTTGCCGACCAGGCCCCAGACCTGCTGCCCTTCCAGCGTCAGCGGCTGGTTTATCCGCGCCGGGCAGTCTTCGCAGGTTTGCGCGCAGGCCTCGCAGTAGCTGGCGCCCCCGCCGAAGTGCCAGTCGGCGAGGGCGCAGAGCCGTTTTTTTCCTGCTCCAGCAACATGCCGGGCCCGACATACTGGATCTGGAACGCCTCGAAGATCGGCCAGATATCGAGGAGCGCGTCGATGCTTTCCGGTGTCAGCGCCACCGGGGTGCCGTCGGCATCGCCGACACCCTCCCAATCGAGCACCACGCGCCGGGCGATGGCCTTGGCACCGGCCATCGACAACGCGTCCGCGCTGGCATCGTCGGGCAGACCGGCCGCGCCGATATCGGCCCGCGCCGCCAGCATCACGCTGGTCGAGAGCGGCACCACGAAGAGCCGCACGCCGGGCGCGAGGGTCAGCCAATCCGGCCCGGGGGCTATGTCGAGCCGCAGCATCAATAGGCTCCCGTGTTGTTGACCAGCACCACCGTGCACATCCGCCCGGCCGTGGCATCGAGCGCCGCCTGCCAGTCGAACGAGGCCTGCACCCCCTGCGGGCCCTGAACCTCGATCCGGGGCCGTGGCAGGTAGACTGCGTGCGCCGTGACGGTCAGGCTTTCGCCCGAGCCGAGCGCGTAGCTGAACTC